CTGGACCAATCGTGTCTACTATTGGACCCAATGCATCTGCTACTTTGACGATAATATCGAAAGCAACTGATAATGCTGGTGATAGAATGTTTGTCCAAATAGAACCAATCAATTCAAAGATTGGGGCTGCCTTGTCCATATTGTCCATCAACATAAAGATGCCATCTGTAACGAATGTAACTGCTTGTCCAAGTTTCTCACCTAACATAATTGCTAAGTCTTCATTCTCTACTAAGAATGAACTCATCTTTTGTGCGGCATCGTTAATAGCACTAGATAGTCCACCCTCACCAACTGCGATTAAGGCATTATTACCTGCGATGCCTAAGTTAGATAATGATGTTGATAAGTTCTTTGCTTTCTCTGCCATACCACCACCGAAGTCTTCATTAAGACCTTCTAGTAATGCATCTTTCAATGTAGCGGCACCTTCGGCTGATTTACCGAACTCTGATACTTCTAGTCTTGCCAATCCAAGTTTTTCTTCAAAGATTTTGAATACAGGAATACCTCTGTCTGCTAGTCTGTTTAAGTCTTCGAGACCTAGACCACCAGATGTTGTTCTACTGAACAAGTCTGTTACGGCTTCTAATGCTCCAACTTGGTCAGTTGTAACTGATGCCATATCACCAAATGTGGTTAATAGTTCTAATGTTGGTTCAACACCAGCAGATTTCAATTTAATGAAGGTGTTAGTTAAGGTCTCAATATCAAATGGGGTGCTTGTCGCAAAGTCGTTAATAAACTTAAACGCTTTATCACCGTCTTCTGCTGAACCTGTAACTGTTGATAGGGTTGTCTTTAAGTCTTCTGCTTTAGCACTTGCGTCAACAACAGATTTAGTAAACACACCTAAACCACCAACAGTAATTGCACCTGCTAGTAGTCCTTTCATCTTGCTGAATGAGCCAGATGTTTTCTTAATACTCTTGTCTACTTTGTCGAATTGTTTATCAAGTTTTCCGACCTTCTTGTTAAGAGGTCCAAGAGAAGTTTTCATTCCATCTAAAACTTTAGATGCTTTGTCGAGGGCTTTAATCTCAATTTCAATTTTAGCGTTTGCCATTCATTCTGCTCCTCTTATCTTTTAACTTTAGATATTCACCCCAACCAACAAACTCGGATGCTGACATTTCCATAATCTCATCTACGGTCTTATGTAAATGTTCTGCTAACTGATACAAGAAGTATACGTCAGCATCCTTGTTTAGTTTCCCGCTATTTCTTCCGCTTCTGGTTCAGAATTAAGAATATGCGTAGCAATTCTTGTTACAACATCGGGGTCAACATTATTCATCAAGTCAAATTTGTCTGCTTGAGTAAACATTCTTGACTTGTCTTCATTTAACGCTCTAGTGATTAACACGATTACTAATGCTTCAGCAATTTTGTTATCTCTGTATAGCGCCACAACTTCTTCCGTTTGCTTTAAGTTAGCAGAAGACTTGAAATAGATTTTAGAGTTATCCCATTCAGGCACTTCTATCCATTCTAGTTTATCTGTTAACTTCGTCTTAAAATGCGTTTTCGCATTGTTAATTACACTCATTGTAGGCTCCTGTGTGTTATTATGATATTGCTAGTTCACCAGTTCCAGTTAGGTCAAGTGATAGTGTCACTAGGTCTGCAACTGATACATCTACTGCTACTGATGTTACAATTGCTGAACCACCATATGTGTTACCTGATGTTCCGTCAGTTAATGCCACAACTACTGCCGCACCGTCAAACCAACTTCCGTCTGCTAGATTGCCATTGTCATCTCTAAAATACATTTCTACTGTTCCTGTCCATGATTGTAGCGAACCTTCGAATGTTTTCCATCCACCTGTTCCCATAGATGTTGTTTCTAACGTATCAGTTTCGATTGAAACATTCCACGATTGAACAACGCCTGTGGCAGTTGCAGTTAAATCATCTCCATCTAACGTAACTGTGCCATCTTTACCTTTTAATATTGCCATAATATGTCTCCATTGTTATATATTATTTGTCTAAATCACCTTTAGGGTGAATATACTCAATTTGCACTATCATTTGAATAGCACCTAACGGAAATATAACACCTTCGTCAGTGTTAATCTCTGTCACCATCGTATCAACTGCATACCCACCGCGAGTAACATCTTCATACAATTTCTGTTCTAACTCGTCACACAACTTATTTCTGGCTGTGTCAAGGTATTTACCTTTTACGAAACCAGTTAGAATATATTCTATTGTTCCTTGTCTTTCATAACCCATAGCGATATCTATCTTTCTTTCACTACCTGTGGTTATCAGAACTGCTGGGAACTGTGCATCACTTAATTGGTCAATCTCGAACATATCTCGTGATACTAATTTTGTTAACTTTACTGCCTTGATTGCTTTCTCAACATCTTTGGCTATTTGTTCTCTGTAACTTGTTTTTATGTCGCTCATATGTTTCTCTCAAAAGTTGTCTTAAAAGCATTTTCAATCTGACCTATCTCACTTGTTTTAACACCGAAGAATGGTCTAGTCTTCTGATTAAATTTTGCTTTCTTTTCTTCTTCTTTTCTCTTAAAGCCAACTATGACTTTATTCGTTGAAACTCTCTCAACATCTATACTAGATAACATTCTACCAGAGAAGTTTAAGTCTGGTTTAGTGCTTCTACCTTTCGCACTTCTAAAGTCTCTATAACTGTTGTTATACTTCTTAAAAGCACCATTCAATCCTTCACCTCTTGCTGTTCGATTGATAATCAATTCTTTGGTCTTTTCCCCTGCTCTATTTAGAGATTTGGGAATCGCCCTCTTTATATTGTTGCTAAGTCTCTCTAATTGGACTTTTGCTTTTTTTGTATCAATCGTTACTTTAGCCACTATCTTACAAGCCTTCTTGTATGAAATGGTTGTTCTTCACCAACTGTTACAGTGCCATCACCATCGAAATCATATTCAACACCATCTCTTAAGATTGAATCAAATTCTTCATTATACTTTCTGCGATAATGGTTCATCATTACTTGAAACTTATCTTCATCACCTTCAGCATTCCATTTGGTTAACTGTGGTAAAGCATACTCTGAAAGAACACGATATACAGCACAACGGGTAAACTGTGATTCTGTTAGTTTAGTTTCATCCATATCATTGATGTTGTTCGTAGTGTTAGTATATGAATGTTTAGCACGAGACCACCATTCATCACGCACTCTGCGTAGAATGTCTGCTTTTGCTTTGGCGTGTTCGCCTGTAAATTCATCAATTCCGTATTGTAGAATTTCTGGTTGATATACCATTAAATCGCTATCTGTTGACATTGCCATATGTGTTCTCCTAATTTAAGTTAAATGTAGAGGGAGTATTAACTCCCCCTACTGCTAATCTAAAATTAGATTATGATGCGATTGATGAATCCGCAGTCATTTGACAACCATATGTGTCAAATAGTGTGTTAACACCATACACTGCTGTTGCTACTAACTCATCAGCCCTAAGCGAAGCATTTCTCTCCGTCTCAATTTTGATGTCTTGCATCATTGCTAATGCTAGAGCGTCTTTGTGGAATACACCACCAACTGAATCACCACTTGTGTGTGGAACATTCGCTGATTCAAATATGTTAACGCCAGCAACTGTTCCGACATAACCAGAACGCATCGCTTCATTTGATAAGTCACCTGCGTGACCGGCAAATGTAGAAGTTAGACCTGATTTCATATCGTATGCTACTAATGGGTTAACAACACAAGCGATATCAGAACCTGATACACCTGCTTGACGCAATAAAGCAATTGCCTTAAAGATTTGGGCCGCTGACATTCTACCTGCCGCGTCATCTGAAGCCGCACCGATATCATTTGCTGTTGCAAATGAGGCGAACTTAGCGATTAAGTCTTGGTCCATCTTTTTAGCGATTGCCGCACCGAATAGTTTACCAACATCTGCGATTACATTTGATGATGATGAAACTCTTGCTAGGTCAGTAACGTTAGTCATAACACCAACTTCGCCGACTTCGATAGTTACGCCACCTGTTGAGATTTCGATGTCGTTACCATTAGATGCGTCATTTAAGTCAACGCCCTCGTCAACTGCTGCCGCGGCTACTGGTGCGTATGTAGGAACAACGATGCTTTTACCAGAACCTGCTGGAATAGTATAGTTGCGAACCAAGTTACGCATAATTGATTGTTCCTGTGCTTGGAACAATGCCTCTGCTACGATTTGTGGCAGTAGGTCATTTAGTGTTGTTGTTGTTGAATTTGCCATAATAATTTCTCCTATATTGGCTTATTTACAATTATGAGATACCCTGCTTTTTTCTGAACTCGGCATATTTTGCTCTGTCCGCAGAATTACTCATATCTAGTTTTGTAACATCTAATTCATTTGAAGTAGATGAGCCTCCTACTTTGCCTTGACTACCAGTCCCAGATTGAGATGGTGCCGCAAAGTGCGGGTTAGTAGTAAGAAAGTCTGACACTAAGTCTTTAACTTGCATCTGAGAACCATTATCTAAGTAAGCAGGTGTGCCATCTTCTGTAACAACTTCTGCTTCTCCTTGTTCGTTCAAACGAACTCGATTCTTTAACAAGTCTGCAACTTGTGTTGGAGCAACTGATTTTAATGATGCCGCTGAATTCAATAAAGCACCGTCTACTTTCTCACGTTTTAATGTATTTTCTAATTCACCAATGCGTGATTGAAACTTCTCTGCTTGTTCTTTAATTATCTTATCGAACTCGCCTCTCTGTTTCTGTTGTTCCACATTACGCTCTTCCTCTTGATTCTGCCAATTTTTGTATTGGTCAACATCAATCCCATCGAACTTTTTACGCTCTCTTGCGACCCTATCTGCGACTATACGATTAACTTCTTCTTGTGAAAAGCCTTTACTTTCATTACTATCCAGAGAATTACTTGGTGAAGCCTCTGTTGCTTCAATTTCCTGATTATCTTCAGTATTCATTTTAATTTCCTCATAGAGTGATACCTTGCTAGGCAAGTTTAATTGTTTACGTAAACAACTCGTTTACTATATGTATTTATGCTCCTTGGAATATCATAATATATAATGATTAAATTTGACTAATAATAAACAATATTTCTTCACAAGAAACCTTTTGTATGATTTTAACGAAAAACCCCAAAAACTTGACAGATATCGAATCTGTGGTATAATACTAGTATATTCAATAAAAAAGGAGACAGCGTAATGAACTATAAAGAACAATTAGATAAAGCCAACAATGAAGCATTTGAAACATATGACAATCTTTCAGTGAAAAACAAGATTGAAATGCTTAATGAAGAAGCAAATGGTATGGGTTGGTTCTATAGCACCAACAAAGAAAGAGAGTTCACTTGTGACCAATTGTTAAAACAAGAAGCGTATCAACATTATATTAAATTTTTAGAGGAGACAGCGTAAATGAGTGGTTATTACATTGGAACACGAACTAGCAAGGAAGATATGCAAAAACTTCTTCCGGAGGGTTTTATGCTGAGTGGTGGTTACGCAAAGTGTGTGAGACAAGCAGTTATGGATAAAGGCATTAAACAAATGGAAGACGGAAAACGAATCGAGTTCTATGAAGTTGATGAAGAACAACACGCAACTTTAACATATGAATACGGTGACGAATGGAGTGTTCTAACACATAATGTTAAAGTTCATCCTTTAGTTGAATTTAAGAAAGAAGATTATGACAAATTAGAGAGAAAAGCCTGGGATAAACACAAATTCAGAAAAGATTATGAAAAGGAGATGCGGACATCTCTTGCTAAAATAATTAAAGTAATTGGCGAAGACCTAAATCTAAAGTTTAGTGGTCCAAATCCATACTCTGTTGGCGATTGGGTAAAGGACGAAACTAATTGTTACAAAGTTCTTAAGACTACTAATTACACTTACAGTTATGCTCCTCTTATACCAAAAGATGGGTATATAACTAACAAAACTTTTGCTGATAAACATTTCAAAAATGTGGTTGGATTTGGTAATGATGGTCCTCGAGGTAATTTAGATTGGAATTTTACAATACCTTATAAAGGCAATGAAGACAAATTTATAATAGATGAGTCAAAAACCATTCAAGTGTCTATTGGTGGGATAGGAGGAATGAGTAAACAAAAAACATACACTGGATATCCTTATTCGGGAATGCTTCCCCATATTGATATTGAGTCAGCAGGATATAATAACTGGTCAAAAACTTGACAGATATCGGTTCTGTGTTATACTAGTATAGTAAGTTCGATTGAGACTTACGCTTTTTTAATCAAATAGGAGTAATACAATGAGTGTAAAAAATCACAAGTCATCACAATTGGGTATGGCATACAATAACGGCAATCACCATCCTATTGGTAATACTATTACTTGTAGAAGAGGTAGAAGACACGCAGCCAGACAACAGGCTAAACTATTAAAGAAACAAAGGGGCAGAAATGCCCAAAAAACTTGACAGATATGAAATCTGTGGTATAATACTAGTATATTCAATAAAAAAGGAGACGGCGTAATGAATACTAAAGATACACTAGAATTACAGAAGAAACTAGACGACTATAATGTTGGATTATATAAACCTAAACCCAAGCCAAAGAAAGGAACACGAGAGTGGCAAGACAGTTGTGAAGGACACATCTATTTCGATTGGACTCCAGCGAAAGAAACAGACGAATGTATGTCAGGCAAATACTATAAGAGATTAGGTGATGCTATAAACGCCGCTGTAAAGATGGAAAAAACTGGCAAATACAACACAATAGAGGTCAAATGGCTGGGTGGAACATCGTGGGAACATAAAGTTAGATATACTAAAACTGACAAATCTAAACGTGACCTTGTGTTTCCATCAGATGAACCAGTTGATGTAGAGGAAATCATCAGGTGGGGATGGGATTAAGCATTAAAACCCCAAAAACTTGACAGATATCGGTTCTGTGGTATAATACTAGTATAAACAATAAAAAAGGAGTTAAAGTTATGAGTAAGAAATTTACAGTAGATATTGAAATTCACGGTTCAGTCCCGGTAGAAGTTATCGCAGAAAATAGCGATGATGCATATGAGAAAATTTATCAAAATCTTAGGACACCAGAAAAGTATACAGAATACTTAAAGTTGTTAGAAGATTGGCAAGAACTTGAAATTGGTGATGTATACGAGGAGACAGCGTAATGAACATTCAAGTCAAAAAAGACAAATTAGATGGCTCTGATTGGATTACAGTTGTGTTTACTGCAAATGAGAATGAAATCAACCACGATACAATACTTGAATTAGAAGGTCTAAGATATCGTCACGGTCTTTCTGGCGGTAAAAGTCATCCAAGTAGTTT